ACGGTATATCAGAAAGAACATTTGATATAAAAGCATATACACAAGATCCATACGGAGTTGATAAAAGAACTAAATACATGGAAGGTATATTAGCTGATATGAGATCTCAAGATCTTACTGAATTTGCAGCCGAAGCATTTGGTGTTAATCTACAATCAAGCAATGTTAATCCATTACCTGACAATGAAGAAGAGCTACAACTACATATGCAGCTTAACTATAAACAAGCTGTTGAAATAGCAGAAGAACAAGCTATAAACGTTTTATTAGATGGTAACAGATATGAACTTATACGTAAAAAAGTAAATTACGACTTAACTGTATTAGGTATTGGTTGTGTTAAAAATAATTTTAATAAATCAAAAGGTGTAACTGTAGAATATGTTGACCCTGCTAATATAGTTTACTCATATACAGAAGATCCATACTTTGAAGATATATATTACTTTGGTGAAATAAAAACTTTACCTATTAATGAAATAGTAAAAGAGTTTCCTGGTTTAACTGAAGAAGAATTAAAGAAGTTAAAAAATGCTAGTCACCAAACTACAGGTTTCTATAATAGAAGTTTAGCTGAGTCTACAAATATTGATAAAAACCAAATTCAAATACTTTATTTTAACTATAAAACGTATATGAATCAGGTTTACAAAACAAAAGAAACTTCTACAGGTGCTCATAAGGTTATAGTTAAAGATGATCAGTTTAATCCTCCACAAGAAGTATTAGAAGAAAGATTTGGTAAATTATCAAAACAAATAGAAGTATTATTTGAAGGCGCTATGGTTTTAGGTAGTAATCAATTATTAAAATGGGGCTTAGCTTCAAACATGATGAGACCTAAGAGTGATTATACTAAAGTTAAAATGAATTATAGTTTAGTTGCGCCTAGAATGTTGATTTAGGTAACGGTACTAATTATAATCCACAAGAAGCACTAAACATGTTCTTCCAAACTGGTAGTATTATTGGTAGATCATTTACATCTGATGGTGATATGAACCCAGGTAAAGTGCCAATACAAGAAATACAAAGCGGCGCTGGAGGACAAAAATTAGCTTCTCTTATACAAACATATAACTACTACCTACAAATGATCAGAGATGTCACCGGATTAAACGAGGCACGTGATGGTAGTATGCCTGATGCAAAGACTTTAGTTGGCGTACAAAAGTTAGCAGCTGCTAATAGTAATACAGCAACTAGACATATATTGCAAGCAGGTTTATTTTTAACTACAGAACTAGCAGAGTGTTTATCTCTTAGAATATCTGATATTATAGAGTATTCACCTACAAAAGATGCTTTCATACAAAAACTAGGTAGACACAATGTAGCTACATTAGAAGAAATGTCAAAGCTTCATTTACATGACTTTGGTATATTTATAGAGTTAGCTCCTGATGAAGAAGAAAAACAAATGCTAGAAAATAATATACAGCAAGCATTACAACAACAAGGAATAAACCTTGAAGATGCTATAGATATTAGAGAAATAAAAAATGTTAAACTTGCAAACCAGTTATTAAAACTAAAACGTAAGAGAAAAGCTGAAGAAGATGCAATGCTTCAACAGCAAAACATGCAACAGCAAGCTCAGGCTAATGCTCAAGCTCAACAAGTAGCTGCGCAAGCTGAAGCACAAAAAAATCAAGTTATAACTCAAAATCAAATGCAACTTGAGCAAACAAAAGCTCAATTAGAAACTGAAAAAATGATGAAAGAAGCTCAACTTAAAAAAGAGCTTATGAATCATGAGTTTCAACTTAACATGCAGATAGAGCAAATGAAAGCTGATACTGCAAGACAAAATGAAAATAATAAAGAAGATCGTAAGGACGAAAGAACAAAAATCCAAGCGACACAACAATCTGAATTAATAGATCAAAGAAATAATGCAAAACCACCTAAAAACTTTGAATCTTCAGGTAATGATATAATGGGTGGTGGGTTCGGCATGAATGCGTTTGAACCAAGATAATTTGTTTAATTTTATAATATTATATTATGGCTAGAAAAAAGAAAGCTGAGACGGTCGAAGAGATCGTTGAACAAAAAGAAGAACAACCAGTTGTTGAAGAACAAAAGGTTGAAGAACCATCTAATCCTAATGAGATTAAAGAAGATGGTACTATTAAAGTAGATTTAGATAAATGGGCTAAAGTTAATCAGAAAGAAGAAACTGAAGTAGCTAAAGTTGATTTGTCTAAACAAGAAGAAGAACAACCGAAAGAAGAAGTAAAAGAAGAAGTAAAAGAAGAACCTGTTGAAGAGGTTAAAGAAGAGGAAAAGACAGAAGAGGTAGTCGAAGAAACTCCTGCTGTTGAAGAGATTACTGAAATAGAGGTTGAAGAAAAAGTTGAAGAGCTTCAAGATAAAGTTGAAGAAGCTGTTGAAGAAGCTCAACAAACTGGTGAACCTTTACCTGAAAATATACAAAAGGTAGTTGAGTTCATTAATGAAACGGGTGGTA